AAATTCCAGTTTTTTAGATCAATCCCTCATATTTTTATTTATTTTATTACTTATAAGGCAAAAAAAAATGCACCCTATTGGATGCACGTATAAATTAAGTTGTTGTTCTTTTAATATATTGTATTGCTGTAGTATTCTTTACTCCCTTTATTATTTGAGTCAAGGAAAGGAGAACCAAAAGCGATTTTAAGTAGTGTTTTGTGTTCTGTTGGTGTTATTGTTTTATTAATTAATTTTTTATATAATTTATTATATTGTTTCATGTTATGTAAATTTAATAATTTGAGTCTTTATATTTTCTTTAATTAATGTAATATTGTACCTATTATCTAAAATAGTACTATTGATATTTTTTACTTGATTGTTTTTATCTAAACTATGATTTTCAATCAAGTAATTAATTAGATATTCTTTACTATTTAAAGCTTTTTTGTAATTTGTAAAGTAACATTTTTCAATGTAAAAATTTTGTTTTAAATTGTATGCTGTTAAAATGTAGATTTGTTTCATATTATAAGTATTTAATTTTGTTTTCAATTTTGTTTAATGTCTTTATGATATCTTTTTTAGTACAAAAATCATACGATATAGACTCTTTATCCCATTCTTTTAATACTCTTGTATATATTTTTTTAAGGCTGTATAATTTTGCTATTGATTGCATATTTATTTATTTTATATTGATTTCCAAAAACGTTCACGTTGTTTGTCTGTTAATGCGATTAGATTTTTTTGTCCAAATAATTTTTGACAAATTTCGGTTCTTCTGTTCGCTTCTTTGAATGATTTTTCCACTTCATCCCATGCTTGTAGATTTGTTTGATACATATTTATTTGTTTTTAGTTTGGTACCCGTATGAGTCAATATAACACCCGTTAAAATCGTTTTCTAAACTTTTATATATTTTTGTTCTTTCGGGCTCTTTGCATTCCATTGTTTCCACAATATACTTTTGTTCGTCATTTTTTAAGGTGTAGAAAAATTCTACAATTTTTGATTGTCTCATATTTATTTATTTTTACGTTGGTTTGTAAATATTTTTTGCGCTGATAGCCAAATTATTGCCTGAAACTCAAAACCCTTTAGGCCTAATTTATTTGCTTTTTTTATAGTTAGATTTTTTATTTGCTCGTATGCTACACGGCCTATTGCAGCGCTACTTATATTAATATCATTAAAGAAACACGCGCGGAGGTGCCAAATATCAACAGTTAAAAAGTTATTGTCTAAATTTGCGATATTGTTGACGAAATTAAACGTTTTCAAACTTTTATCAGTTATATTTAATCCGTTACCTAATATATTAAAAGCTTTGAATTTATTAGTATGGAAAGTACATACTTTTATATTTTCAGGCTGCAAACCTAGCTTATAAGCTTCGCATACTTTATCCGCGTCCTTTATATTTTGCGCCCACTTGTTGCGGGGTGATAAAGCGCTTATAACTTGCGACACCTTATAAACATCTAGATTGTATTTTTTAGATATTGTATTTGCTTCTTTATTTGCATTTTTATACCATTTTAACCCGTTTTTTATTTGTTCGTTAGATGCAATATTGAAAAAATAATCTAAATTTTTATTTATTTTTCTTATTTGTGTAGTTGTTAATTTCTTCATGTTGTTTTGTTTTTTATTTAATATCAATTAATTTTCCGTCCCATTTAACACCATTTAAGTACCAAACAAAATTCTTTTGCTGTATTGATACGTTTGGAATGCCGTTTAAACGTTCTTTTGTGGTATTAGTTAACCAACCTGAATTTGTAATACTTATTGTATTTTTTGGGTCGTTGTATTTGTATGCAATTGCATTATTGTGATACTTTAAAATAGTTACGTTTGGCAATACCTCGACCAACATATTAGTTTTTTTAAATTCTTTACCACTCATAAAGGCATTAATACTTTCTTTTGTTATTTGTCTCATGTTGTTTTGTTTTTTAAGATGTTTGAAAAGTTTTATTTAATTTTTTTACCATTGATTTAGCTATGGGTAAATTTTGATTTGCACCATTGCAAATTAATTCAGCCAACTTTTTTTGCATATCAAACAATTCTTGTTGGTCTATCATATCGCATAAAAAAAAATTGTCACCTAAAATTTCTGCTATTGCTTCGGTAAATTTTGAATTTGTTATTCTCATCTTGTTTTGTTTTTAGTTAATTAAGAATTCTTTTTTGTAAAACTTTTTTAATTCTTTTTTAGTGAAACTGCATTTCCATTGTGTAGTATGTTCAATGTATTTATTTTTTGATACTTTTACAATATTGTCAGATTTTAACCACTTTTTAAAATGTTTCATATATTATAAATTTGTACCATTAATTAAGGCATCAAATAATACAACACCGCCCAAAATGAAAATTGATAATAATAAAGTTAATTTTACTAATCTTTTTAAGTTTAACATAATATTGATTTTTTAGTGTTACTTAATTGCAACACTACAAATATATTGTATATATATATATCTCACAAATTTATTTACGAAACTTTTACGAAAACTTTTTGTATTGGTGTTTTGTATGGTTTTGGTATTCAGTTCTTTAGAGTTTAAAAATTAGCCCAATGTAGACCCAAAAACTGAAAATTGTTTAGAAAATTCTTTACAAAATTAGCATATACACGCTATAAAAAACGAGCGATAAAAAACGAGTTATAAAAAACGATCTGCAATCCTGGAATGTAAAAAACAGCGATCTATAAAAAACTCCACATAAAAAACAAACTACAGGTAAAAAACAGCCATAAAAAACACGTAAAAAACACGTAAAAAACAGCGATAAAAATCAAATGTTAATAAAAAAATACCACTCACATACCACTCGCAAGTGGTAAATAAAAAAAAACCCCGCTAAAAAACGAGGTAAAATTTTTTTATTTGGATATATAAATCTATATTTGCCATCTAACATAAAAACAGAATTATTATGACGGTCTACAATAACAGTAAAAATGAGAACATCAAACAGTTTATAACAGAAGCAAATCCAACTAAAAACGAATTAATACAGTTTATAAATAAAAGTATTGTTAAGGTATTGGACAATTACTATTTGTCAGATGAGCAAAACATACTTAGTGATAAATTATTTAAAAGCTATGAAGATAATATCAATTAACCCTTTAAAAAACAAGTAATATGAAATTTTATATAGACTATAATGATTATAAAAATAATTATAAAGAAACAAGAAAATTTTTTTACACCTATGAAGATGCTGTTAAATTTATGATTGACACTTTTGATACCGTAAATAGTGATTTTATTAATTATGTATAACAAGTAAAAAACAAGTAATATGAGATATTCAGTAGAATTAAGAAGATATAGTGAAGACGGAGAAGACTATAGTGAAGACTATATTGAGTTTAAAGAAAGGGATGAAGCTATTAGGTTTGCAAAGAAAAACCGTAATGAAGTGCATTCAGTATTAGACTACGGAAGTGAAGGAAAAAATTATGACCCTAAATACATAAACATATGAAGATATTAGTAGCTTGTGAAGAAAGTCAAGCAGTAACAATTGAATTAAGAAGGTTAGGACACGAAGCTTATAGTTGCGATATATTACCTTGTAGCGGAGGTTATCCTGAATGGCACATTAAAGGAGACGCAGTTTTTGAAGCTTACAGCGGAAAATATGATATGATGATTTCTTTCACACCTTGTACACATTTAGCTGTTAGTGGAGCAAAACATTTTAAACAAAAAATTGCAGATGGAAGACAAAAACAAGGTATTGATTTGTTTATGAGTTTTGTAAATGCACCTATTGAAAAAATTGCAATTGAAAACCCTATTGGAATAATGAGTACAAAATACCAAAAACCAAATCAAATAATACAGCCTTGGATGTTTGGTGATAAGGCTCAAAAAAGCACTTGTTTGTGGCTAAAGAATTTACCTAATTTAAAACCTACTAATATTGTTGAAAAAGGAGAGTTTTTTCAATTTATAAGTAAAAAAGGAGTAAAAAAAAGAATGCCTATGTGGTATTATAAAGCTTTAAAACAAGCTAAAACACCCGCTGAAAGAAGTACATTAAGAAGTAAAACATTTTCAGGGATTGCAAAAGCTATGGCAGAGCAATGGACTAACTAATACATAAACATATGAAGATATTAGAATTATTTGCAGGTTCAAGAAGTATAGGTAAAGAAGCGGAAAAACAAGGTTTCGAGGTTTTTAGTAGTGACTTAAATGATTTTGAAGGTATTAATTATGTAATTGATATTAATGCTTTTGATCTATCTAAAGTTCCTTTTATACCTGAAGTAATATGGGCGTCACCACCTTGCACCTATTTTAGCGTTGCGAGTATTGGAAAACATTGGAATAAAGACCATACACCTAAAAGCGAGAACGCTTTAAAAGGTGTTGAATTTGTAGAATCTACATTAAAAATAATAAATCACTTCTTAAAACTAAACCCTAATTTAAAATGGTTTATAGAAAATCCAAGAGGTAAATTAAGAAAACTTGATGTTGTTAAAGGGTTGGAAAGAGTTACTGTATGGTATTGTACTTACGGTGATTTTAGGGCTAAACCAACAGATATTTGGACAAATAACCTAAACAATGCATTTAATCCTAATGGTTGGCAACCAAGACCAATTTGTTTTAACGGAAATAAAAATTGCCATCACGAACCAGCACCAAGGGGTTCCAAGACAGGAACTCAAGGATTAAAAGGTAATTACAACCGTTCTAAAATACCTCAACAACTTTGTGAAGAAATAATTAAAAGCTTAACTAATACATAAACATATGAAAATATTAAAAAAACTTTTAGGAATAGACAAATTAATAGTTGAACAGCAAGAAACAAATAAACTGCTTGAAAAAATACACTATGAAAGCAAAAGAAATAGCGATTTAGTTGATAAATACAATAGAGCTTATCATATTAAATAATTTTATTGCCCAACATTAAAACGTTGGGGTTATCAACAAACACTTAAAACATATTAATGCCTATTTAAAAAAAAAGTAACGATATGAAAATATTAGTAGCAATATTAGTTTGGATTGTAGTCTCAAAAGTTTTTATATCAATTTGTGAACAAATATTTAACCAAGATTAAAAAAAAATACATAAAAATTTGGTGGTTAACATATATAACTATATATTTGTATCTCATAATATAATTATTAACTAAAAAACACAATAATATGGAAGCAATAGAAAAGTTACGGGAATTATTAACTAAAAAACACAATAATATGGAAGCAATAGAAAAGTTACGGGAGTACGCAGAATCTAAAGATGATTGGTTTATTACAAATCAGATTTGGCATATCGAAAAGGAAATACAAATAGCCATTAGTAAGGCAAAAATAGAAGTTTATGAATCAATAGCTAAAAACCAATAATTATGAAAGCAAATTTAGACATTACACAAGAGGATTTAAAAATATTATTTTCACACACAAAAAACGCATACGGTAGTATGAGTTTTGAAAAATGGAAAGATGAATCTGAAAAAAGTTATTTAAGTTATTTTAATAACAAAAGTATATTTAACAACAGACAATATACTTACTCTCAATTTGTAAACTATCAAATTTTATCAATTACATAAACCTCATTAAAACCAATAATTATGAAAGAAACAGGAATAGACTGTATGAAGTACAGAAAGTCAACTCACTTAGCAGGTGTAGATGTTGAAATGATTATCGCTGAAAAGGGTAATTGCGTTTTAACAATTAAAGAATCGTATTACGATACGGGAGTAGATGTAAGCGGTAATAGAACAGATGGTTATTTCTTAGAGTTTGTAGAAGGAGTAAAGCCAATGGTTGTAAACTCTACCAATAGAAAAATTATTGCTTCTATTGTAAAGATTAAAAATAAGTGTACGGGTTCTGAAAGTAGAAATATTGGAAATTGGAAAGGTTTAACTATTCAATTAGTTTTTGACGAATCAGTTAAGATGATGGGTAAACTTACGGGAGGTATAAGAATTTCTCCTATTAGTCCAATACCTACCTTGTCAGATGTGAACGCTAAAGCTATTTTAAGCGGTTCTAACAGCTTATTAAACTTACAAGCTAATTGGAGTAAGTTAAGTAAAGATGAACAAGCCTTGCCAAGTGTTAACGCAATGAAAGATAAACTTAAAACAACTTTAAAATAATGATATTACACAAAAAGTTAGACCAAATGAGTCTAGAATGGTTTGAGGTAAAGTGGGGTAAAATAGGTGGTACTTTAAGTAAAGGTTTACATACTAAAGGAGATACCCTATTTATAGATTTGCTTAGCCAACATATTGAGGAGTTTGAGCCTTCAGATAGTTTTGAAAATGAACATACTAAGCGAGGTAATGATTTAGAGCCATTTGCAATAGAGTACTTAGAAAAGTACACGGGTTATAAGTTTACTAAGTTTGGTTGGCTACAAAGCGAAGAAAATGAGTTGTTAGGAATATCTCCTGACGGATTTACTGAGGATTTAACAGTAGCTTGTGAGACAAAGTGTTTTGCTAGAAAAAAGCATACTGAAATACTATTAAGTAAGGAAATACCTTTAGACAACATTCATCAGCTTGTACATTACTTTACGGTAAATCCTAAGCTTAAAACTTTGTATTTCTGTGCATTCAGACCTGAATCAATTAAAAGCTTTGTTCAGGAACTTACACTTGATAGCGAAGTAAATATAGGAACCAAGGCAAAGCCTAAAATGATGAAAATAAAAGAGGTAAGAGATTTATCTATAAAATTTGCAGATGAATTATTAGTTAAAATTAAGGAAACAAAACAAACGTTAAATTTTTAAATTAAGTAAATATGGAAGTGATTGGAATTATTAAATTAGTAGGAGCAACTGAAGAATTTGGTGCTAAAGGTTTTAGAAAAAGAGAATTAGTTGTAACAACGGCAGAGGACTACCCTCAGATGCTTATGATTGAGTTTACTCAAGATAAAGTAGATTTGTTAAACAACTTTTCTGAAGGTCAATCTGTTAAGGTTGCTATAAACCTAAGAGGTAGGGAGTGGATCAACCCTCAAGGCGAAGCGAAGTATTTTAATTCTTTGCAAGGTTGGAAAATCGACACGGTATAATGATAAAGTTTCAATATTATTTTGGAGACATAAAGAAATCTATACCAATAGGTTTCTTGTCTCTTGAAACATTTATAGATAGACACTTAAATCCGAAGGCAGAATTGCTTTCGGTTTTTAAGAAAATTGACGAAGCAGTTGTCAAAGGAGATATGAAGCTAAAGGCAGAGTTAAAAATGAACAACTTATATTCTTTTACCGTTTCTGCTCAGTTTGACGGTTCAAGAAAATATGATAACATAAGGGAGTTCAACCCTTTAGCACAGTTAGACTTTGACGGACTAACTAATGAAGAAGCTGTAAAGTTTAGAGATTATATATTCGCACAATATCCTCAAGTAGTTTGTTCTTATCTTTCTCCAAGTAGATGCGGAGTAAAGGTATTGCTACGGATACCTAAAATATCATTAGAAAAAGGAATACCCGAAGGCATAAAAGAGTATAAGGATTATTATAGAGCAATAGAAACAGAATTTAGTAACTTTAAAGGTTTTGATAATTCTCCCAAAAATTTGGTTTTACCTTTGTTTATTTCTCACGATACCGATATGTCTTATCGTCACTTCGATAACGCTTCTATATGGGATTTAAAGGAGTTTGTACCTGAACCAATACGCTTAAAATATCCGCTTCCCTTTAAGCCTTATAAGAAATTAAAGTCTAATGATAAACACGAATTACGTGCTATAAGAACTTTTAGAAAAGCGGTATCTGAAATAGTAGATTCGCCCGGTCATTCTCAATTACGTACTGCTTGTTTGGTATTTGGTGGGAGAGTAGGTGCGGGTTACGTTGGTATGATAAACGCTGAACAAGAATTAGACAGCTTAGTAAGGCAAAACAGTTATCTCTCAAAAGGTTTAAGTGGTTATTTAACTACTGCTAATTGGGCATTAAAAGAAGGAATAAAAATTCCAAACTATTATAATTAATAAAAATAAATAGATATGTCAAATAAATTAGAAAAAAAGGTTTTTAAAGTACATATGAAGGCAGTAGTTAAAATAACTTACTATTTGTTAAAAGGAGACTTAAATCCTGAAAACATTAAAATTACTTCCTCAATAGTTTCAAAAATGATTTCGGAATTTACTGTTTATATGTTTCAGTTTGAAGACAAAATTATGACAATTCAAGAGCATGATAGTTTATCAAATATAGTTAGTGAATGTATTTTAAAAGTAAGCGGTGTTATAGATAATTACATTCCTGAAGATAAAGACCTTTTAAAAATTTCCCGTATGGCAGGAAAAATGGTTTTAAAAACTAATAAAATAATTAATTCAAGCTATTAATATGATAACCCTTAGACCATATCAACAAGATTTGTATGATAAAATACAAGAATCTATTTATAAAGAAGTTAAAAACATTTTAGTTCAGGCTGAGACAGGTTGGGGTAAGTCTATTTTGATTGGTAAACTTGCAAATAATTTAGAGGGTAGGACACTTATATTGACTCATAGAATTGAGTTGTTAAATCAAAATTCAGAATGGATCAATGACATAGGTATTTTAACAGCTTCAGTTAAAAAGAATATACCTTTAAAATCTAAAAAAAACATTATAGCAATGACTCAAACAGCTTATGCTAGATTTAGTAGGTTTGGCTATGATTACGTAGGAGAATTTGATAATGTAATAGTAGATGAAACACACGTAGATTTTTTTAAGCAAGTATATAGTAACTTGGATATTAAGCTTTTAATAGGTTTGACTGCAACACCTGTAATTTATAAGAATGAAAAGAAAACAGTTTCAGGAACCGAGTTCGCAAGAAAACTATCTTTAGCAGATGATTATGATTTACTATTGCAAGGTATAAGTGCTTCAGACTTAATAGATTTAGGTTACTTAACAGAGGATAAATATATAAGGTTAACACCGCCAAACTTAGATAAACTAAAAAAATCAGCAAACAATCCCGATGGTTATACTCCTGCTTCAATGACTGAAGTATTTGGTTCCCACGCTTCTGTTAAAATGGTTTTAAAGTCTTATAAGGAAAAAAGCTTAGGTAAGAAAACTATAATATTTAACCCAACAACAAAAGTAAATGTAAAAATTTATGATGCATTTGTAAAAGAAGGTTATGGAGATTTAGTAAAAATGTATGATTCAGTAAACAACTCAAAACTTTCAAGAAATGAAATAGTTAATTGGTATAAATCAACTAAAGGAGCAATTTTATTAAATGTTGGAGTATTTACAACAGGTTTTAATGTTCCTGATATTGAAACTATAATATACAATAAATCTACTTTATCGCTTAGTCTTTGGCTTCAATCGTGTGGTAGGGGTTCAAGAGTATCAAAAGGAAAAGATTTTTTTACAGTAATAGATTTAGGTTTAAACCTGGAAAGACACGGTTTTTGGTCTTCAGATAGGAATTGGCAAGAATATTTTATAACACATAAATGGAAGGCTAAAGTTCCTTCAGATAATTTAAACGTTTGGGAGTGTAATTCTTGCGGTTGTTTTAACTTAAAAGGAACTTTGTATAATGAAGAACTTGATAGAATTGAATGTTATAGCTGTCACGCTCCAAAGCCAAAAAGCGAAACAAAAGAAAATTATATTAATGGTGATTTAGAAGAAATTAACGTACCAAGACTACCAAAAGCAAGTTCAATAGTCTCTTATGGTATTCATTGCGGTGAAGATGCTAACGTGTCTTTTAGGTTACTTGAAAAAAAAATAATAGATTTGTTTTTTTATCACACAAATAAAGAAGACTATCAAAAAAGAAGATATGAATATGTGAAAAGAGTTTACGAAATATACAGACCTTGTTACTTCGCAATAATAAACTCAGAATTAAAAGGAGCAAATAGAACTTTACAAACTTCAGTACATAAAATAATAACCAAATTAGATAAACACTATAAATAATGAAAAAACCGAATTGGCTTGAACAGAACCCTTGTGATTGGTATAATAAAAATAAATTTGAAGATGCTTTAAGTTTAATTTTAAGAAAAGAAAAAACTATGCAATATAAAGACGGCAAACTTTTTTCTATTGTAGATCGTCAAGAGGTAGTTGTAGCACAAAAAGATTGTCAAAGTCTTTTAACTATTGCTGAAAATAGATTAGGATTGGTGGTAGGTTTAAGTTATTCACCCTTTCAAATTTTAGTTAAATTTAGATATCAAAACAATTTTACCGCTGCGTTTCAATACGTTGGTATGAATTATATGGATATGGATTTTCCTTTTATACGCATTGGAGTTAAGTATTTTAAGGAAATAACAAAGCCTGATAGATATGGAACTCAGACACCAATACTAAAAAATTGGACTAAAGACGAAATTAAGCAGGATTTCGGAAAGGAAATGATGGTAAGGGTGCAATTGTATGATGACTTTATTATAGAGCCTAATAATGAGTTTTATGAAAAAACATACAAAGGTTTTTATAATTTATATCAGCCATTCACCCACAAAGCAAAAGAATTTGATTTAAACGATTTGTCAAAAATACAATGGTCTTTAAAATTGCTAAAGCATATTTTTGGTGATAAAATTAAGAAAGACGCAGATGGTAAACAAATAGATGAATTTAAGTTAGGTATAAGGTATATGAAAATGCTTTATAAGCACCCAAAACGAGTTACACCAATACTTGTTTTAACTTCAGAAGAAAGGTCTACAGGTAAATCAACTTTTATAGATTGGTTAAACTCAATTTTCTTAGATAATTTAGTTATTATAACTCCTGGACATATCAGTAGTGATTTTAATGAAAGCTATGCAGAAAAAAATATTATAGCAATTGAAGAAAGCCGTTTTGACGATGCTAAGGCATTAGAAAAATTAAAAGCATTATCTACACAGAAAACAATATCGGTTAACAGAAAACACATCCCTACGTTCTCCTTGCCTTTTTATGGTAAGCTTATTATAACCTCAAATGATGAAAGTAAATTTTCTAAAGTAGATGAAGCAGAAATTAGGTATTGGGTAAGACAAATCCCAACTCTACAGGGAATTGCAAATCACAATATATTAGATGACTTAATTTCTGAAATACCTTATTTTCTTTATTATTTAAACCAACAAGAAGAAGTTGATTTTTCAATTTCAAGGCAAGGTTTTACAACCAATGAAATAAATACAAGCGCATTAGAGGTAGTAAAAAAGGAAAGTAAACCCGCTTTACAAAAAGAAATAGAAATGTACCTTCAGGAGTTTTGTATGAATGAAACAAAAGAACCTGAATTGTATTTTACAGCTACAGACGTAAAAAGGATTTGGTTTGAAAGAAACAATAATTTTAACGCACATTATATTTCTAAAATACTTTTAACTAATATGAGATTAGACCGAAAAGAAAAGCCCGAAAGATATGTGCCTTCTTTTGGTGAAAAAACAACAAAAACAGGTTTGTTTTTTACTTATAAAAATATTTATTTAGATAAATCAAATAGTGAAAGAAACCCATTATCAATAGAAAATACTGAAGCACCATTTTAAAATAAAAACATATGCAATCAACTGAAAAAATAATATTACACTTGGAAGTTTTATATCAAGTTAAGCCAAAAAAAATAGAAATTAGGAACAAAATACTTCAGGAAACAATACGTTTTTGGGAAGAAAAGTTGAAATTATCCAAATAAAAAAATTTTACCTCGTTTTTTAGCGGGGTTTTTTTTTATTTACCACTTGCGAGTGGTATGTGAGTGGTATTTTTTTATTAACATTTGATTTTTATCGCTGTTTTTTACGTGTTTTTTACGTGTTTTTTATGGCTGTTTTTTACCTGTAGTTTGTTTTTTATGTGGAGTTTTTTATAGATCGCTGTTTTTTACATTCCAGGATTGCAGATCGTTTTTTATAACTCGTTTTTTATCGCTCGTTTTTTATAGCGTGTATATGCTAATTTTGTAAAGAATTTTCTAAACAATTTTCAGTTTTTGGGTCTACATTGGGCTAATTTTTAAACTCTAAAGAACTGAATACCAAAACCATACAAAACACCAATACAAAAAGTTTTCGTAAAAGTTTCGTAAATAAATTTGTGAGATATATATATATACAATATATTTGTAGTGTTGCAATTAAGTAACACTAAAAAATCAATATTATGTTAAACTTAAAAAGATTAGTAAAATTAACTTTATTATTATCAATTTTCATTTTGGGCGGTGTTGTATTATTTGATGCCTTAATTAATGGTACAAATTTATAATATATGAAACATTTTAAAAAGTGGTTAAAATCTGACAATATTGTAAAAGTATCAAAAAATAAATACATTGAACATACTACACAATGGAAATGCAGTTTCACTAAAAAAGAATTAAAAAAGTTTTACAAAAAAGAATTCTTAATTAACTAAAAACAAAACAAGATGAGAATAACAAATTCAAAATTTACCGAAGCAATAGCAGAAATTTTAGGTGACAATTTTTTTTTATGCGATATGATAGACCAACAAGAATTGTTTGATATGCAAAAAAAGTTGGCTGAATTAATTTGCAATGGTGCAAATCAAAATTTACCCATAGCTAAATCAATGGTAAAAAAATTAAATAAAACTTTTCAAACATCTTAAAAAACAAAACAACATGAGACAAATAACAAAAGAAAGTATTAATGCCTTTATGAGTGGTAAAGAATTTAAAAAAACTAATATGTTGGTCGAGGTATTGCCAAACGTAACTATTTTAAAGTATCACAATAATGCAATTGCATACAAATACAACGACCCAAAAAATACAATAAGTATTACAAATTCAGGTTGGTTAACTAATACCACAAAAGAACGTTTAAACGGCATTCCAAACGTATCAATACAGCAAAAGAATTTTGTTTGGTACTTAAATGGTGTTAAATGGGACGGAAAATTAATTGATATTAAATAAAAAACAAAACAACATGAAGAAATTAACAACTACACAAATAAGAAAAATAAATAAAAATTTAGATTATTTTTTCAATATTGCATCTAACGAACAAATAAAAAACGGGTTAAAATGGTATAAAAATGCAAATAAAGAAGCAAATACAATATCTAAAAAATACAATCTAGATGTTTATAAGGTGTCGCAAGTTATAAGCGCTTTATCACCCCGCAACAAGTGGGCGCAAAATATAAAGGACGCGGATAAAGTATGCGAAGCTTATAAGCTAGGTTTGCAGCCTGAAAATATAAAAGTATGTACTTTCCATACTAATAAATTCAAAGCTTTTAATATATTAGGTAACGGATTAAATATAACTGATAAAAGTTTGAAAACGTTTAATTTCGTCAACAATATCGCAAATTTAGACAATAACTTTTTAACTGTTGATATTTGGCACCTCCGCGCGTGTTTCTTTAATGATATTAATATAAGTAGCGCTGCAATAGGCCGTGTAGCATACGAGCAAATAAAAAATCTAACTATAAAAAAAGCAAATAAATTAGGCCTAAAGGGTTTTGAGTTTCAGGCAATAATTTGGCTATCAGCGCAAAAAATATTTACAAACCAACGTAAAAATAAATAAATATGAGACAATCAAAAATTGTAGAATTTTTCTACACCTTAAAAAATGACGAACAAAAGTATATTGTGGAAACAATGGAATGCAAAGAGCCCGAAAGAACAAAAATATATAAAAGTTTAGAAAACGATTTTAACGGGTGTTATATTGACTCATACGGGTACCAAACTAAAAACAAATAAATATGTATCAAACAAATCTACAAGCATGGGATGAAGTGGAAAAATCATTCAAAGAAGCGAACAGAAGAACCGAAATTTGTCAAAAATTATTTGGACAAAAAAATCTAATCGCATTAACAGACAAACAACGTGAACGTTTTTGGAAATCAATATAAAATAAATAAATATGCAATCAATAGCAAAATTATACAGCCTTAAAAAAATATATACAAGAGTATTAAAAGAATGGGATAAAGAGTCTATATCGTATGATTTTTGTACTAAAAAAGATATCATAAAGACATTAAACAAAATTGAAAACAAAATTAAATACTTATAATATGAAACAAATCTACATTTTAACAGCATACAATTTAAAACAAAATTTTTACATTGAAAAATGTTACTTTACAAATTACAAAAAAGCTTTAAATAGTAAAGAATATCTAATTAATTACTTGATTGAAAATCATAGTTTAGATAAAAACAATCAAGTAAAAAATATCAATAGTACTATTTTAGATAATAGGTACAATATTACATTAATTAAAGAAAATATAAAGACTCAAATTATTAAATTTACATAACATGAAACAATATAATAAATTATATAAAAAATTAATTAATAAAACAATAACACCAACAGAACACAAAACACTACTTAAAATCGCTTTTGGTTCTCCTTTCCTTGACTCAAATAATAAAGGGAGTAAAGAATACTACAGCAATACAATATATTAAAAGAACAACAACTTAATTTATACGTGCATCCAATAGGGTGCATTTTTTTTTGCCTTATAAGTAATAAAATAAATAAAAATATGAGGGATTGATCTAAAAAACTGGAATTT